TCGTCGCTGGCGAGAAATACACCGCCTGCGGCAATCCAAATACGTCCTCGATACAGGTGATACGCACACGACCGTCGGTGAGCGTCCCGAAGCTGATCTGTACAACACGACAGACGATCTGCTGGATCTGCAATTCGGGCCACGTGAGTGTGAAAACATCACCAATATTGAGCGAGGCCGCTGCGCGGTTCGCAACGAGCGTCACCTTCGCAAGCGTTGATGAGAGCTGCCGCAGATCGCGCATCGCGAGGCGTGCCGCCAAAGCGCCATTCGTCACGCCCTCATAACTCACCTTTGCATCTTTGACCTCGCCGAAGTTGCGCTCTATGCCCGCGATGTCTTGGACGGAAATTGACACGCTCTTGTCGGTTTCGCGGTCGTGATACGACAGCGTGACTTGGTTGACGAGCTCCTCCGGCAGCGTTCGCTCAAAGGACTCCAGAGCAAGAATATTGGACTCATTGAGCACAGGGATGGCTGCGACAGTGTAATCATCGCGGGTGAGCCTCAATATGAAGAGCCCCGTTCGCGGACTCACGTAAAGCGATCCGTCGATATGCTGCAGCACACGCTCGATCAGCGCATCGATGTCTTGGGACTGATCCCAGAGCAATGAGATGCCAAACCCTTCCGCGTATAAGGTGTCGGCTGCGGCGCGAAAAGAAGCATCATCAATATCTGAGAGCCCATACCCGCGGCCCCATACGCGATCCGTCAAACACTCATGAATCACGTGCGCAGGATTCATATCGCCGTTAATCGCCGCGTTGGTCGAGTACCACTGGGGTGAACCATCGGATCTTCGAATGATTCTTGTGAGTTCTGCGCTCCACGGCTTGATGTAGGGATTCAGCGCAGAGAGCTGAGGCTGTCGTAAAACAAGCGAGACCACGCCGCGAAAGGCAGGCACCGTCGACCCGAGTTTTTCGATCAGGTAATCGTTCTGCCCATCGGCGGGATCCCCGATCACCAAATCCACCGCGCCGACGATGCCACCCTCGCGATCATCGCCTCCAAATAGCTCAGGCTGGTTGATCGTGATCTGGCCACTGCTTGTCTGAGCGCCCGACCACGCGACGCGCTCACCGACGACGATCTTATTCAGCGAGTCGATTGGGCCATGACAGAGCGCCAAGTGCATGCCGGCGTAATAGCGGTAGCCGACGGTCACACTGCCGCCTTTACTCCCCATCGCTCACCTGCTCGTCGCTACGACGCTCGACAAACTCAGCAAATCGAATCGCCATCGCGTCCCCGGTCAAGCGTAACCATGCGGTTGATACGCCTTGAAGACGAAACATCTCGAAGGTCACCCCTTCCCGCGGAAACCACAGACGCATCCCCGCGTTGCAGTACCCGAGCGCCTTCGCGTCCTGATGGGTTGCGATCACTTCTTGCCTCCTCCGGAGCTCTTGATCGGGGTCGTTCGAACGTCACCAAACCACACGCAGTTCGGTTGTTTGATCATTCGGGTGCCAAAGAGCACCGGAATCGGGCTGTCGGTGGCGGCAATTGGTGCTTCCACGTCACCGGGCTTGGGAGTGGTGGCTTTTGGGCGAGGGGCAAGCAGTGAGGAGAGCGCGGTTGTGATGACCCACACAATGAGCTGCTGCCACATCGAAAAGCCTCAGACGAGTGCATCCCCAGCGAAGGGATTTTTGACAGGGATATACGGGAAGCCGCCGAAGTTAAGATGGTTATTAAACTTTGCCGTGCAGGTGGCGAGCGTGTGATCGCACCCCGGATACGCCTCAAAAGCGACACCAGAGACGAGCGACGGGATCGGTGCGGAGAGTGTGATCGCGTTTCCTGAACTTGAAATGATCAAACGTTGCGCACCGGCGGCAGCAAATCGTCCACCGACGAACCATCCGCTTGGCTTTGCGAGCACGACGGACGATGTCACCTCAAGGCCGACGACGTTCTCAACGAAGCCGGTTGATTTGTAATCGGCTGCATTGACCTTGCAACCGGCGTGGTAGAGCGGATGTCGGCAGTTGAGCTGATAGTTTGCTCGACGACCTGATCGCTTGAGGGTGGTAAAAATCGGCTCGCACCGTAAGGTCGCGGTGGCGTTGCCGAATATCACGGTCACTACGCGCCCCTTCCACCAAGTGATGATCTCGTTATCCAGATCGCCAAGGTGACCGCGAAAAATTGTCAGCGAGAGCACGCCATCAGGCGGAGTCGCGATGAATGCTTCGGCAACGTCGAGGGTCAGCGCGGCATCAATCGTGAGCATCGCGCGCCCGAACTCCTGCGTCTGCTCAATTTCGGAGCGACGAATCGGGGCCGGCATGTAGCTCTCACCGCCACGGGAAATCACGCTCTGCGCTGAGGTGTAACGCCAGACTGAGGTGCCGAGTGCGAATCTATAAAGTTCCACCGGACTACCCGCGTGGATGCTCCCCTCGAGACTTCCGTAACTCACGCGCTCACGCTCCGCAGCGGAACGCTCACACGAGCGATTTTGTCAGTCTCGAAGAAAATCTCGATCGCGTCGCTATCGAGCCGAGCGAGCTCTAAAAAACAGACGATCTTGAAATCCTCCGCCATGCCCGCCCGACCAAGCGAAGCGTTGAGGCGCATGCGCTCGACGACACCATCCACGTACTCGAACGCGCTGATCTGGCGTAGCGTCCACGACCCGTCGTTATGTAGAAAGGCGATATCTTGCCGACCGGGCATTGCCGCGTAGTAGGTTGAGAAGCCGCGCGATTCAACCAAAATCTCTGTCGCGTCTGAGGTAAATGCGGCCACGACCTCCACTCCCCGCTCCCATGTCGGCACCCACACCGGCACCTGCCGCCCCCCACGTGCAAGGAGCCAGCGGCGCATCGTCGTGATATCGCTTCGGTCGACTAACAGGAACTCGTACTGGCGAACGATGAAGGGTCTATTTGGCGCGTCCGTCACAATCGGCGTGCCGGTTTGATAGTCGAGCACATCGGTAAGCCGCTGGTACTCCACCGTTACGTCCTCCACCCTATTGGGGTAGTGAAGTAAGGTGTCATAGCCGCGGTACTGCACGGGGGAACTTGCCGCGGTTACCGGTAGCACGAGATCCTCAAGGTCAAATCGGAGTTTCGCCTGCGACATCGCAGCGGTCGGCCGGGTGACGGTCTGCGAGGCTGGTAACCGCGCAAGTCGCGCGGGAGCGATCCATGCGCCTGCAGGCCAGTTGCCGATGACCGGTCGCTTTAACGCCAAGCTGCTTTCGGTCAGAGAGAGAATCTCGAGTGCTTCCGTCGCGCCCGCCGTATTGCCGACCACCACGAGTCCGCCGGTGTGATAGTCGAGATCCGTCGTACTGGTCGCAATGCTGGTCGCCCCTGCACTCAGGGGCGCAGATAGGCGCGATTTATCGGTCCATACCGGTACGGCATATACCCGTGACTGCCACGCGTTAAGCAGCAGATCGAGCGCACCGCGATTTCCGTACTCGAGCACATCAAACTCAAAGGAGCGCCGCGGTTGAGCTCGCAACGCCACGCGTTGCTCTGACCCATCCCGCGCGATCGATACATCGGTCAACCACTCGAGCCTCTCGAGGAACCCGCTTCGCCACTCATGGAGTGTCGCCAACACGAGCACTCGACCGTAGCTCACGGCAAGATCACGCGTGCCACCAAGTGAGAAATGCAGCGTGAGCAACGTATCGACAAAACTCGGCCCATCGAGTGTCGCGGTCACGTCATAGGTCACATAGGCAAGCCCCCGCATGACCGCCGGAGGCATGAACCCAAGCTCGAGTCCCTCGGTGTCACCATCGAGCTGATTGATCGTTACGGCGCTCGGATAAGCATTCCAGATATCCACCGTCCGCGTCGTCGGGATGACAAGATTTCCGAACTCGATTCGGGTCGGCTGAAGATAGATTCGATAGTAGTAATCGAATGAAAACGCACCGGCTTGCGCACCGCTACGGGTGGCATAGGCTTCCGGCGACGGTTGATTAACGCTAATAACCCCGGTCTTGGCGCTGATCAGCGAAACCGATGTGGTCGGAGCGTAGTAGGTGCCGCGCCCTGCGTCCCACAGGATATTCATCCCTGCGGCCGAACTCCCCCGCAGTAGAGCAGAGGTGGCAACCCCGGTAACAGTCGCCACTTAGGTCACCTTGCGATACGCAATACCGTAGTCGTAGCTAATAGGCTCCGATCCGAGCGTGTAAGCCTTATTCCAGAGTGGAAAGATTTTCCACACATCGGTGCCGAGCGTCAGCTCATCGCCGGGACTGAAGTTGGAGATATTCAAGAAGCGCACATCCGGAAACTCTCCGAGCAGCGTCCACGTCCCGACATAGGGCGATCGATTGATACCGACATAACACGGCAACATCGGCGCCACTCCGTTGAAGTTTTGAGGCGAGCAGTGATAGCCGAGGTCATGCCCTAACGAGTTCAGCGTCACTTGCGCACCACCCGACACATAGCCGGCACGCGCGGTGACGACGTTCGAGTACACCGCGCACCCGTACGTGTCGTACTGCGTGGAATCGTAGTACGTGCCGTTGGTAAGAATCCGCCACCCGACCGACCACCCATCGATATCCGCTCTCACGTAAGTCCCGGCATAGGCGTTCGACGCTGCCTGTGCTCGCGTCGGCCCTTGAGAATTGGCGCCGAAGGGAACCAACTGGTTTGTGAGATTGAAAGCGCTCGCGGTCGTCGTGAAAGACTCAACCGGTGTTCCGGCCGTCAGATACTGACCCCCGGTAAATGAGCCATACTTGTTGATGAATCCGAATGACAGATGCCTGAAGCGCCCCGTCGTCTCCTCGATGACCACATGAATGAAGTCACCGTTTGAAAAGAGGTGATAGCCATAAATCGACGTCGCAAGAGGACCGACCAGTGCATATTTTCGGTTATTGGTTTGCAGATTAGCGGCCGTGCCGGCAGCGAAGCTATCGCACACCCACGCCTCAAGGCACGAGTAGGTCCCATTCACGCCGTTCTTGTAGAGCTTTTTGTTGAACGCGAATAATTGATAAGACACGCCGTTTTTGGTGAGCACCACACGATTGCTCGATACACTCGTCTCGGACTGATTCTTGTAGGCGTCCGAGCTACTCAGCGATGAGACCAGCGACGACGTGCTCACATGCGTCGTGATACCAATATTGGTGATTGACGAGAACGCCAAGGTAAACGTGTCTGTCGCACTGGCGGTCCAGCCATTGGCAACCGCAAAGTTTTTGATCGCGGTCAGAAGCGTGTTGATATCAGCGGAGGCTCCGGTGCTGTACGCCATAAGCTCCCCCTACACGAGCTGAATTGCCGCAAAGCGAGCAGCATTGGTGGAACTCGCCGCTTGAACGGCAAGATGCGATTGCCCGGATACGGTGACGGTATCCCCTGCGGCGATACCGAATCCGGGCACTGCCGAAACGCCCTGCAGTTCCCCCCACACCGTGAACGGCATCGTGCTGGCGGCGTTATATAAAATGGCTGGCAGGATCGGAGTCGATCCATTCGGGAGCTGGGTCAGCGCACCGAGTTCATTTCGCCCTACTGTGCCCTTTTTGGACTCAATCGACAGCGCCCAAGGCCAGGTTCGCCCGGTGTACGAAGTATCAAACCGGTTCGTGCCCACCCAGCCACCGCTCGGTTGCAGGATGCCGGCACCGAAGCTGCTGTACTCACCCTCATTGCGCCAAAAGGCGGACCCGGCGATATCGAGATCCGAACTTTGGTAGTTATCGCCCCGCGAAGTGTTGGCGCCGATGAAGAGCGGATACGGATACTGCGACGGCGTGCCGTAAGGCATGAAGAATCCCGCATAGAGCGAACCCCAGTAGGCCGAGGACTTGGCGATGACAATGAACCGCCGACCATTGGCGATAAACCAATAGCTGATCGCGCTATTGAAGATCGGCATGCGCGGCAAGATGCCGAGGGAACCCGCGCCGCTTTGAATGCTGCCCGGCTGCGACTCAGGGTTAATGATCGGAATACTGCTCAGCCATGACTGGGAGCCAAGCACTCGAATCGAATAGGCCGGTGCGGCGGCATCGGCGAGCAACGAGATCTGGACGTAGATCGCATCGCCGGCGGAGGAGCCCGGTCCCCGTAGTTCAGCCAAGTCGCGCTTTGTATCGGCGGTAAAGGTATCGCGCCGAAGGAGCGTCCACGCCTCCCCTGCCGCTACGAGCGACGCGTTCGTCGTCAAGAACGTGATCAGTTTGTTGAAAAGATCACTCGCATTCGTTGATGTTCCCGAAGTCCACGCCATCGTTAGCGACCGAGAATGTTGCGAACCGATGTCGCGTTACGCTGGATCAGATTCATCACCACACGCTCTCCTGCACTGCTGCTGAGATAGTCCGCCGCCATCGCCGGATCAATCACATTGACGATCCGGATGTTTTGTCCCGATGCGAGCGGCTCTGCGGGCGTCGTCACGAGCCCGCCTGATGCGAACGCCAACGCAGAACCGCTCACTTGGGGGCCAATCGATAAGCCGTTGAGCGCATCCAGAAAAGACACCCCGACGCGACTCACTGCCCGAGCATTGACTACGTACTCCCCGTCAGAGAGCCGCGCCGGAATAGAGTCACTTGTGGAGGTCCCGGGGCCGCGGACGTAGCCCCCTGATGCGAAACCGAGAAGCGACGAAATGAACGCGCCTAATCCGCCCCTACCTGCACCGGTGGGACTACCAAAGAGCTGCGCAAAGAGCGATTCGGCAAGCTTTTGCGAGGCAATCCGATTTATCGCTTGGAGCACCGATCGGGCGAAATCGCCAAATGCATCCTTGGCGGACTTCGCTCCTCGCCCGATGTCTTCAAAGAGTTGCGCAAATCCATCACGAACGGCGCCATCAATCGCGAGCGCCACGTCATCCACGACGACCTTGACCTGCGCCACCTCATTACGCCACGCCTGCACGCGGGCGACCGCGTCCGGTCCGATCGCCATCGCAGCGGCCTCGAGTTGAGGCAGGAGCGCCTCTAACGCGATCGCCGTCTCGCGATGCAATGTGAGAATTGCCGTGCGCGCTTGCGCTTCGGTTAAGAGGCCGGCCTCACGCTGCACATTGATCGACTCTTCAGTCGTACGCATGCGCGAGAGCGCGAGATTGAATTGCTCCTCGTACGCAGCAAGATCTGCACTTGCCGCCTTAACATCAATCAGCCGCCCGACGGTAGTGACGCCCTCGGTATCATCTTCGGCGCGAAGACGTGCGAGCAGCGGCTCGTACTGGCGCTCGATCGCCCCTCGACGATCGGCACTCGAGGACACCCCCGTCAGATCCAGTAATTCCGCACGCACCTTGGCAAGCTCGTCGCGCAGATCCCGTTCGGCATCGGCAGCGCGACGTGCATTACGCACCTCGACATCGGCGCGACGCGTATTCAACACGATAAGCTCAGCTTCGAGCTTGGCGATCTCGCCTTGCGCTTTAAGTTTTGCGGCCTCGTCTTTACCG